TTCTCGGTGGTGGCCGCATCGCCTCTGCGGCCCGTTGCAATCGCGCCAATGGTGGCCTGACGCTTCTGTTCCGCAGCCTCGGCATCCTTGCGGCCCTGCTCGGCAATCTGCTGTGCCATGCGGCGATCCATGCGCTTGCTGGGCGGCAGCTCACGCGCCATGAATCCGGCAGCATATGCGTCGTTGAAGTCAGCAATGTGTTCCGCTGCGTCACCGCCGGTGTAGCTGTGCAGCAGCAGATTGGCCTGCTCATCGCTCATGCGCTCGGGGGTCGTATCCAGGTAGGACACAATCTCCGCCACAGGCCTGCTCTTGATGCGCAGATCAGAGGCAGAAACCGTCTGCTTCTTTCCGTCCGCGCCCTTGATCGTGACCTTGGCCTCGCCAGAAGAATTGCTCACCTGGAGGATTTCCGCGCTCTGTCCGTCCTCCAGCTCCACATCCATGCTCTTCTTGTCGGTCGCTTTCTTGGCTACCAGCTGCTGCGCATTGACCGTCGCCCGCTGGATGGTCTGGTCAGCCGTTTCCTTGCCCACGCGGGTCTGGCGGATCTCGCCCATCTTCCGCAGGGAGGTAGCACTGGCCGCACTGGCCTTTTCATCCGCCGTGCGCACCCACTCGGAATGGCGCACCCGGCCCTCGGAGGTGGTATCGTCCGCGAACATGATCTCCTTGATCACCTGCGTGCTGCTCTGAGCGCGTGCCATGCTCTGCCGCTGGCCCAGGCTGGGCTTTTCATTGCGCACCACAGCCAGCACCGCATCCGCCGCTTCCTGTGCCACCTCGGGGCTGTCGCCCAGCTCCACCATACGCTCCGCAACCGCATCGCGCATTGTGTCCGTCACCACCGCACGGGACTGCTCGTCCAATTCACGGTACATGGTTTCGTACAGGCGTCCCACCTGGCGGTTGCTGACCTTCTTGCCGTCTGCCTCCGCCTGCTTGATGGTTCTCGCAAGGGGATTGCTCTCACCGTTGACGTCCATGGTCAGGCCGATGTCTACCAGTTTGGATACGTTGCCCAGGTTGGAGACATCCTTGCCCACAGCGCTGCGCCGGGCGGATGTCTGTGCGCCCACCACGGTGCCCATTGCGCCGCCGGTCAGGCCGCTAAGGAGTACGTTGCCGGATAGCCCACGGAGCCAACCTTCCAGCACCTGCTGGGAGGCTTCTTTTTCACTTACGTTCTGTGCACGAAGAGCTTCATACTGCTGCACCAGTTCGGGCTCATGACCGTACAGAGATGAGATAAAGCTGTCTGCCACGGTATCCAGAACGAAGGATACGCCTTCCTCACTTCCCTCGGTCAGCATATTCTTTCCGATAAAGGCTGCAATGGAAGTCGGGTCGGAAAGGATTGCATCGATGGAATATTTCTCCGTAAGCGCTTCAATGCCGCCCGCAATGATCGAACGAACCACGGCTTCAGCGGGGTTCATGTCCTCTTCCAGGGCACTATGCAGCGCATTGGATGCCGCTTGCGAAGACATAATCAACTGTGTAATCTGCGCAGGAGCTTTGGTCAAACCACCAACGCCAAGCGCCATGCCCATGTCTGTGATAGAAGACACACCATTGTACAGGAATTCACCAAACCTTTGGTCGGTGAATGGAACCTTCCAGGGAAGCAACTCGCCTAATGCCTGACTCTGTACACCGCTCACGTTCTGGGCATAGCGATTGCCCGCATACAGGTCGCTATACGGGTCATTATAGCCAAGCAAGGATGCCCCCAATTGAACAGGGTACATGAACGTGTTGAGCAGATTTGCTGCGCGTACAGCCATAAAAGAAGGAATTGCGCCCTCCGGGGTCAGCGCGGTATTCTCTTGCAGCGCACGTTCTGCATCAAGGTACGCCATGCGCAGTCGCTTGTCTTCCTCCAACGCAGAAAGCGTTTCCGTGAAGCGCTCCGGGCTCTGTGCCCATGCAGCTGCCAGCACATCCTTTTCTTCCTGCATCAGTTGGCCGTAACCGCTGCGCATGTAAGGCGTTCCGCCACTGTGCCCCTGATAGTTGTTTGCAGCTTCGTACTCCGCCGCATACTCAGGGTTCATGATGTAGTCGTACAGCACCGCCGCATCGTCGCTCTTGTCAAAAGCGGAGGTAATCTGCCCCAACAGGCCCTTACTCTTCATGTACTCCATGTAAGAAGTGCCGGTAGCGGGGGTATACTGTTTATCCTCTTCAAACGTGGGAGAAGAGCGAAGATTGGCCGCCATTTCCTGATAGGCCGCGCCCTTGCTCCGACGTTCCTGTTCCTGCGCCAGCAGATCATACCTTGCCTGAAGCATAGGGGTCTGGGACTGATAGGGAATGGCCTGTGCCATATCGCCTTCCACCTGGGCCTTTATTCGGGTGTAATCGCCCATCAGTTTGGTGCGTTCATCCGCCGTCAGCTCGTACCAGGAGGGATACTCCTTGCCTGTGAGCAGAGTATCCATAGCCTTCAGGTCATAATCATCCGGCTCGCCCTCCATGTTGTAGTACCAGTCCTCCCATGGGCTCAGTCTGTCTTCCTTGGCCTTCTGGAAATCATCCTTCACCCGGCTGGAGGCAAGCTGCATACTCAGGCTTTCCCGAAGTTTCTGCATGTAGCTGTCGCTGGGAAGATGGGCTGTATCGGGGTTATAAGCCACAAGCTCAGTATCATAAACGCCCATAGTGCGGTTTCGTGCTTCCAATTCACGGTTATTAACCACCTGTGCGCTGGTCACGTCGTACCGCATATCCCGGATGCTGGGCGTAGCAGGGCGAAGATTGCCGGGGTTTGCCATACGCTGTGCGAGCTCCTGACGGGTGGTTTCCTGCTGCTGCGCAGGAAGAGAGGCAAGGTACTGCACCCATTTCCGGGTGCTGTCCTCCTCCATCTCCTTCTTTTTCTTGTTCACGTCCGCCTGAAGAGCCTTTTTGCCAAAGGATCGCACTGTGCTTACGCGATTATAGGTTGCCATGGGGATCAGCCTCCCTTCAGCATCTTCTTGAGCATTTCTTCATAGCTGACAGGTGTCAGCTGCGTCAGCATCTGGTTCTGCTTGGCCTGCTGCGACTGCGCATAGGCAGCTTCGATTTCAGCCTGAGAACGAACCGGGCCATACCCCGCGCTAAGGGGGGTGGTTCCACCATCGTTGTAGTATTCCGCCAGAGGCTTGCTGGCGGTTTGGGTCGTGGTTTTGGTCGAGCTCTTGCCAGAAGAACCACCACCCGAGGACTTCTGTGCAGGCATCATACTCTGCGCATCCACCTGGGAAATCCCCGCCGCCGCCAGCAGGTCAGCCGATGGCATCTGCCCATTGGCAAGCATCTGCATGGCCGTGTTGTATGCCTGGTTCCGAGTGGCCCAGTAGTTGGAGTTTTCCTCGTTCCGGTTGGCCCAGTAGTCCGCGTATTCCTCATTGCGCCCGGCCCAGTAGTCCGCATTTTCCGCTGCCGCCTGCTGCTGCCAGAAGGAAAGCGCATCCTGATAGGCGCCGTAATCCTGGTTATAGGCGTTGAGATAGGCGTTTTGTGCATTGGAGTAATCCGTGTTCCACTGCGCCAGCGCGTCCTGGTAGCGGCCATAGGCTGTGTTGTCCTTGTCCAGCAGCATGCCATACTGGTTGTACAGGTCAGCGCCCGCCTGATCATATCGCGCTGCCGCCCGGTCATAAAGATCGGGCACTATAGCGTTAAGCTGGAGCAGGTACTGCTGATACGCCTGGTTGCCCGCTGTGGCCGCCCAGGAGTTTCCATAGCCGCCAGTGAGCGCCGATGCCTGGCCCGTGGTGTCCATCATCGCCTGCCGTCCGCCCTGCACATACTGATCCTTGGCCTGCTGGTAGAGCATATCGCCGTTGAGGTCATAGTTGAAGGGTTTGCGGTTGACGATCTGCTGATAGATACCCTCCAACTGCTGCGCGTAAGGAGAAGTGTACGCCGTGGGCTTTACCGTCTGCACCTGCGTGAGCTGCTGCTGGGCATTCTGCACATTCTGGGAGGGCTTATATCCCTGCTGAAGCGTGGTGAGCTGCTGCTGTGTGGCTGCGCTGGTGCCCCGGTAGCCCGGAGCCGCGCTGGCCTGTTCCTGTTTTCTCTTTTCCGTGTATGTGGATGCCATGTTCCATCTCTCCTTTATAGCATTTCGGACACTATGCTCCGAATCAGTTCTCTGAGCTCCTGCCCATAGAAGTACACTTCTCTATCAGACGCCACGCCAAAGGCATTGCTGTGCTCGCATGTGCCGCCTACCCAAACTGCGGTGCCGTCTGCGGAAAAATGCAGGGACACGTTCATGGAGGGAATGGTAGCCGTCACAGTCACGCTTTCATACGAATCCGTCAGCGTAAGCTGCACCTGATAGGAGGACAGGAGATTGAGCGTCAACGCGTTTCCAGGAACGATCCAGCCACTCTCTGCAATACCGCTGGCACTGGATCCCAAAGCTGCTATTTTGGCTGTACAGTTGTTCTTGCCGCCGAGGGAAGTGAAGCTTTTCCCAAAGGAATACCATCCCCTTGTGCCATTGGGATCATCTGCGCCGCTGGTGTTGACGCGCTTAACTACAAAATTGGTTACTCTGGGCGCGGTATACGCCTCCACGCTGATGTATCTTGTGGCCATGACCATCATGCCTCGGGAATCCGTCACCTTGAAGGTAATGGAAACTGTGCCATACATGGGAAGAAGCGGAGAAACCAGCCTGGTTTGGTCGGTGTTGTAGGCGGCCTCCGTTCGTCCTCCTATGTTGATGCTGTACGCTTTGATCGTGCTGCCGTATGCACCCGAAGCCGATGTGATTCGGGCCTGCACAGCACTCTTCTGCTGTACATATCCGCCTGTTACGTCTGGGTATGTGACGCCGTTTACCGTCAGAATCCTTGTGACATCTGTGGTCATTGTGGGCCCGACACTGACAGGAGCAGTCAACGTCAGCGTCTTGTAGGATTCGCCGACATAGGTGCTTCCGTAGTAGGTTGTGAGAATTACCGTCACCGTGCCGGTTGTGCTATCAGGGATGGCAAAGAGCCAATCAAGCGATGTAGGCAAATAAGCCACGTTGACATTGGCCGCCAGAGACGCTTCGGAGCTATAGCTGCCAAAGGTTGCTTTAAGATGGTGGGAGTAACCGCTGCCATAGGGAGAAATGGTAACGGAAATAGGGTTTCCGGCCGAAACGACGGTAATGTTGATCGTCCAATCGGAAGGGCGGTATCCAGGCTCGTCCGGTTCGTCCGGTTCGTCCGGCTGTGCTGGCGTGTAATCCACCGTCAACGTCATATTCTGGAACGTCAGCACGGAAGAGTGGCTCTGCACATGATTGTGCGTTTCACCGTAGGCCTGGAAGTCAAAGGTTACAGGGTAATTTCCGTTACCCGTGACAGCCAAACTAACCGTATAGGTTCCCGGTCTGTAAGCCGCCGTAATGCCGTTAATCGTGCAGAGCTGCGCTCCTGTGTTGGGCGAGGACTCAATGTAGTAGGTCAGCACTGCGCTATTGATGATAGCGCCGGAGGGAATGCCGGAAACGGCCACGTTTTGGGTATTGGTGACCTTCTTGGGCGTAGAGCTGACATAATTGCTTCCGCTCTGGTAGCAGTTCCAGGTCGATTTCAGCGTGACATTGGAAAGAGGAAAAGACAGTGTTGCCAATCCATCAGCCCCCTTCAAACACGATGCCCAGGGAACCATCCGTCATGGTCTTGATCACATACAGGCCAACTTTGAGCATACCCTTGATTTCCGCATTCGCGATCACCAGCATGCCCGAGGACAAATAGGCAACCTCAATGCCGCCCTGCCAGAAGGAGAGTCGGTCAGAGGTGAAGGTGCTCATCAGGTCGGATCGTGTCAGCACTTCCTGCCCGTTTACCGTGATGGTGGTCAGCTTTTCGCCTACAGCTACGCCGTAGCGAGGAACCCCTTCATCGTCAAAGTACAACAGACCTGTCTTGATGTACTGGTTGGTGGATGTCTCGAATGATTCAAACTCTACCATTCCTTTCTGGAGAGCAACCAGCCGGGAATCGTAGTCAAAGGATTGCACCACGCCTTCTGCTGTGGCTCTGATTTGATTCTCCAGCGATTCCTGAAATGTTCCGAAATCGCTCAATGCAAGGTAATCCGTTTTGAGGCTTGCTTCCAATTCATCCATCGAAGCCTGAATGGTATGCGCTGTTTTAATAACAAGGCTTTTGAGCGCCGTAGCCTGGGCCGCCAGAGATTTCAGATCCTTTTCTTCTCCATCGGTTCCTTGGCCCTGGATTGCTTTGCCATACTGCATGCTCACGCCTGTATCCGGCATCTGCGCCAGCGCCGCATTGAGCTGCTCTGCCATTTGGTACAGATAGCTGTATAGCGTTTCCTTGGCTGCTGTGGTAGGGGGAAGCTCTACATGGAAAGCCATCAGCCGTCACCTCCCAGCTCCAGAACTCGCGAAAGAGAATACAGTTTCATTCCGCCTGTGCCGATCAGGCGCAACTGCGAGTGATCGCAGCGCCGTGGGATAACGGGCACCATGAAGGTTCGCAGCGTTTTCCCGGTCATGGTTCCCATGTTGTGCCATTTGCCGTCGGAATCATACTGGATTTCCATCTTCACCTTGCTTCCCGGTTCCAGTGCCATACGCAGGTTATAGCGGCTCAGGTACTTGCTGCCCTCATAGTCAAAGCCATATTTTCCAAAGGTTACCGACCAGTCCACCGCTGACTCCAAGGCGCCGTCATAGCCATTTTCTGCCACCAGTTCCCCAGTGTCCGCATTGATGAAGTACAATTCATCATCCAGCTGCGCAAAGTGCACAGCGTGCATGTTATCCTCTCGGTGCCACAGGCCCTTTTGCACGTCGTACACAAAGAAATGCCATGTGCCGTCATGCTTCTGCATGGAGATGTAGTAGCGGTCTGCATATGCGCCAGCGGAGGCGTTTTTGTAGCGTATCTCTCCGAGCGCATTGGAGATCGCCACGGGAAGGCTTCCATCGTAAAGCATCACTTCCGTGCGTCCCTTGTACAGCAGCGCCTCGCCCACCACTGCCAGACTCTCGCTGGAGCCTTCCTGCACACCTCGGCACATGGTAGTGTTCATGGTAAAGCTGGCAGGTGTATAGCCGCTGATGCGATGAACGCAGCTCTCCTTAAAAAACAGAGGCGTACCCTTGAGGGTGGCAGCTCCGGTAAATACGCCGTCAGTACCCACAGATACCGCATAGCTGTCCGTGCTCAGGCCCATGTAGTTGTACCAGTTGCGGAAATCGCCTAGCTTACAGGCGTAGATTTCATTCACAGGCTTACCGTCCACCATGCCGTATTTGCAGCCCCAGAGGCGATTGTTAGCTTCGGTAATATAATCGCAGTCCGGTACTCGGCGCTGTGCTTTGATTGTCTGCGATGTGGTGACCACCTGGTCAATCAGTCCGGCGATCACGATATAGTCCGTGCCGCAGGCGTAGAGAATCTTATCCCCGTTGAGCGCTTCCATCTGGTCGTGGAGCGTAGCGTCCTCTTCCTTTGAAAATGTCAGTCCGCTGATGCGAACCGTGTCATACTGCGCAAACTGTGCGCCAATGCCAGAAGACTGAATCTTGATGTAGGTGGTCGCCACCTGCACCCATTCCTCTGTATAGGCGCTGAACTGTTTGAGCGCGTGAGGCGTGGTGCTTGTGTCAAGCCACATGTCGCCGTTGGCAGGAGATTCAGGAACAGTACCGGATATGGCGATCTTCTCTTGGTCGTAGTCTGTACCATCCTCCCGGCACAGCGTCAACGTGGTTTCCGCCGTGCTCTGCCAGTTGGCATACATTGTTCCGTAGTCGGACAGGTCAGATGTGTTGACGTAAACTTTGTCTGGCCAGATGCAAAGGTACGCGCCCATGCTCACCAGCTTTTTGGGCAGCATATCTTCATCCGTAGACAGCACCACGCCGGGCACATGGTATCCGCCCAGCATTAGCCTGTCGCCGTCCACAATCGCCAGCACATCCTTGGCAATCATGCCTGCCGGGTGGCTGATGGTCTGCACAATGCCACGCTGCCTTCGGGGCGACAAAAGCGGATAATCCCGCCCGGACATGTTGCTCATGTCGTAAAACTCACCGTCCTGGGTGATGGGATTGTGATTGTAGCCCAGAAATGCGCTGGTCATCAACGTGGTCTGGGCGTTTTCGCTCAGTTCGGGCAAATAGGGCATTTCCATCACCTCACAGCCGGAATTCCCGGTAAGTAGTCAGCGGCATATGCGTCCGGGTGTAGTAGTCAGAGTAAGTCAGATAAGCGTTGTTGAACAGCTGCTTATCGTTGTTGTACTTGGCAATTTCTGCATTTCCCAGGTCGATCTGGGAGGACAGGTAGAATAAGTACAAATCTGTATAAGGAAACGGCACCAGAAGCTGCGTATCGCTGGGCGTTGCGCTGTCATAGCCGATATATTCAGGGTCAATGGCGTTTTCATGGGTCAGGATCAGCTCCTGAAAAATCAGGCCGTCGAGCTCAGAAAGCCAGGCCAGCTTCTGCTCATAGGAAAACTGATTGGGCTTGATCATATCGACCCGGTCAATGGCTTCCTGGATCGTCACTTTGTTGCCTCCTCATAAACAAAAGGGGGCAGGGGCGAACCCCTACCCCCTTCTGGTGGTCAGACGAACTGCGCAGCGCTCTGCTTGGCGTAGTCGTTGGGAATGTCCTCGCGGTAAGCGGCATCCTCATCCTGCATTTCCAGCATGATCTGGATGCGCTCGTAGATGGGCAGCGGCACTTCCACCGACTTGCCCTTGGGCACCTGCATGCCCCTGCCGTTTACGCCCACATAGAGGCTCTTGTCCTCTCCCTGGGCCGCACGGGGCAGATGCACAGTCTTCATGATCTGCCAGGGATCCATGGCCTCCATCACAGGGGCCGCGTTCTCAGTTTTCGCCATTTCACATTCTCCTTTGATTAGTTGGCCACGTCCACCCTGGAGTAGGTAGAGCAGCACTCGATGGTCACCATGCGCTCAGGATAGAGCACCTTGGCCGCCATGGAGAACTTGGTGCCCACTGTGCCGAACTGCTCCAGGGGGCCGCCAACTTCCTTGGCAGACTTGATGATCGTTTCCATGCCAGCACCGTCGGGATCAACCACGCCGAAGGCGTCACGGCCAAAGACCATCACCTGGTACACAGCGTAGGTATCACCGGAAGCCTTGATGATGGGGGCCAGGTCGGATTCCACGAAGCGCACGCCGTGCAGCTCGCCGATTTCGCCGTTGTAGATCTCCTCGGGGCGGGCGTACTTGTGCGCGTCAATCCAGTCGGGATGGGAGCGAAGGTCATAGGTGCAGCTGGGGTGGATGACGGCCACGTACTTGTTGCCGCTGTAATAGGGCGCGTTGTTCTTGCGCAGAACAGTCACGGCCTTGTTGATCATGTCAGGGGACAGATAGGCAGTGTTGCCATCGGTGCCCATGGCAGTGCGCAGCGCAGCGCGGGTGGCGGGGGTGCTCACATAGGAACCAGCATTCACCACATCAGCGTAGATGACGTTGGTGTTGGCACCCAGCACATTGCGGATCAGCTTCTCGTAGGTGCGGCCAGCGGCAGCGCCCAGCTCCTCAGTGGCACCCAGCACAGTGTCATCCACATAGTGAGTTTCCATCTGCTTGGAGATGGCCACATACTGACCGTACTCGGCAATCGCGACGTTGATCGCGGTCTGGCCGAGCTTCTTGCCCACGGGGATCACGGCCTCCTGCAGCATGTCGCAGTCAGGCAGGGTGTTCCACTTGCGCCATTCCACCGTCATACCATGGTTCTGGGGCAGGGCCTGCTTGCGGCCCAGCTGCTGATAAATGAAGGTGGAACGGGCATTCTCCAGAAGGGCTGTATTGTAAAAGGTCTTCATACCAGCGGTCAGAGAATTCTCGCCAGAGAAATTTTCTTTCGCGCCGGTGTAGGCGTTGGTGTAGCCGCCGGTGGTATTCACCAGCGTACCGGCATCATCGAACATCTTGAGGTCAACAATGCCTGCGTTGAAAGCAACCATCAGATTGCTCATGATCATCAGATCAGTCATGTGTATATCTCCTTTCGCGTATGCGGCAGGAGCGTGTAGATTAGAATCCGATTTGCGCTCCTGCGGTCACCTGGTCGCGAATCCTGCGGAAATCGGCCAGTTTGAGCTTCGAGGGGTCATTTCGGATGTCGAGGCCGGGGGTCTGAGTGCGGGAGCCATTCTCCACGGGCCGTTTCTGGCCCGCCTGGATGGCGTTGGAAGTTTCCACCTGAGTGCGCTGCACAGCATACTGCATTGCGTTGCTCTGCAACTCCTTATGGTGGATCGCGTAGAACGCATCCGCCACGGACACGCCGCCGTTGGGGCTGGTCATGCGGGCAAATCGTTCGTTCTGCAACTCCGTGCGCAGATCAAACTGAGGATAGGTCTTTTTCAGTTCCTCCGCCTGCTGGGCCAGGTTCTGCAAGTGCTGCTGGAACATCACCTGCTGCTGGGCGGCCTGCTGCTGCTGGGCAAAGGCTTCTCTGTCGCGCTCCAGCTGCTTGGTGAGCTTGAGCGTTTCCACGGATACGCCTCTTTCCATGGCCTCCTTCTCATAAAGGCTGTCATCGTCGTTGTAGGCAGCCACAAGCGCGTCGATGTCGCCTGCTTCCTTGCCATACTTGGCGGCCAGTCCTTCAATGATCGGGGCCAGTTTGCCCAGGGTTGCCTCGGCATCCTTGGAGTTTTTGAGCCGGGCCTGCACGATCTGCTGCACATCCGCGTCAAACTGCGCCTTGTAGCGGTTGTTGCGGATGTCGTTCCATTCCTGTGCAGGGTCTGCCGGTTCCTGAGCAGCGGCGGCCTGCTCCTGCGCCTGGGGCTCCTGCTGCTGCGCTTTCTGGGGAGCTTCCGGCTGCTTCCCGTAGCGTACATTGTAGCCCTGGGGGCGCTTCGCCCGCTTGTACTCGTGGTAATCAGGAGCGGCGGCCTCCTGCCCTACGCCCGGGGCTGCGCCTTCGCCGCCAGCTGCTGCGCCAGCACCGCCAGCGCCCTCGCCCGCGAACATCTGAAGGTCAAGCCAAAGATTTTTCGTCATGCTTACCGTCCTTTCTGCCCGTGAGGTGGGCGACTCCATGGCATGACAATAACAAAAAAATTCCCCCGCGTAAGTCTAATGCGACTCACGCAGGGGGAAAGTTATGAGTAGGTCACCCGCAGGTTCTGTGGATAACTTTTTTCGAGCATTTCCAGCCCATCCAGGCACATCTGAAACCGGTGGATAGCCGCTGCATTGCCCACTTTGTCGCTGTCAATGCGGATGCTGGCTTTCCCGCTTTCCGCATCGCCAATCACGCGCACTCCATGAGCCAGATCGCAGCTGCGCACCAGCGTCTGGAAAAGGATTGACGCCGCGCAGCACACCAGGTCGTGATCCTGCGCATTGCGCTGTGCGCCTGCATGGCCTTCCATGCGCAGGCTCAGGTCTGCATAGCTCGCATGTACCTCAATCATGGCTCGTCACCTCACTGCGGGCGCGTGGCATTGCTGACGCGCTCCTTCATCCGGGCTGTGGCGGGCGTGTCATTGCCCTCTGCGGCAGGCTTGTCCGTCGCGTCATCCTGTCCTCCCTGCTGCTGTGCAGGCTGTGCAGCGGGCATAAGCGCCATGCCAGGGTTTCCTTCTGCCTGCTGGGTCACGGCCACCAGTTGCTCATAGATCGCCGGGTCGTGCTGTCGGGCCAGCTCCAAGGCAATCTGCTGCATCTGCATTGCCATCTGTAGCAGCTGCGCCTGCTGGCTGACCTTCTGCTGCAGTTCATCCTTTCCCTTGAAGTCCATCATGTCCAGCGCCATCAGCGTCTGATCTGCCAGCTGCGGATTGAAGAAGCCGAGCTGGTAGAATTGCAGCGCCAGGTCGTTCTGGGCCATCTTGGTGTAGGCGTTCTCGCGCTGTGCCCGCACGTCAATGTCGAACACAGGCTTGCGATAGCCCATGTCCATACCCATAAAGCCTACCTGGGGCTGGAGCTTCAGACCCGCATTGGAGTAGGTGATGTACTTCTCCACACCGCGCTCGCCAAGGATGCGGAACTGGCGAGGCAGATCGTAGAACTGGCGGATGCGCTCGATGACCTTGTTGTAGATGCGCACCATGCAGCGGTAGGATGCGCGGTTGGAGTCCTTGGAGCTGCGGCCCGCGTCCTCCTTCAGCGCTGCAATAGCCACACCGGAGGTCACGCCCGTGGGCACACTGCCGTTGTTCACATCCATATTGCCGGTGATGAACTTCAGCTCCTCGACCTTCTGCGTCATGATGTCCGCACAAATGCCGGGCAGCGCAGGAGCCGTTACCGGGATCAGATTGTCCCCGCTTACGGTGCCGCTATAATGGATCAGAGGCTTCGACCAGTCCATCATCTCCGCCTCGTTGATGCCGCCATCCTTTCGGGCGAAGTAGCGAGGCGTGGCGTTCATGGTCGCGTTCTTCACGATAGCCTGGTTGAGCGTGTCAATGTCCATTTGGGTATCCTTGCCGATGGCTACATAGCCATATCCGCAGGGACTGCCCTCAATGGGATAGAGGGGATCGAGCTCGAAGGGATACTCGCCGTCATCGTACAGGCCGCGCTGCGCCAGCTCAGGGTCGTTCTCCGTGGCATAGAGTACATGCTTGCCCACAAACTTGACGTAGTGAACCGTCTTATGCCCGCCGTCGTGCCTGTGGTAGTACCAGTCCACCACCAGGCTCTTGTCGGTGGTGTCGACGTTGTCATCGTAGAGGTACTTGCTTACCGTCACGGAATTGGACTTGACCTTGCCCTCCAGCTCGGGATAAGTCTGCTCCAGCTGCTCATTATCCACCAGCGCAACGTGGAACACATGCCGGGAATCCTGGATGTCTGTCACGCCCGGTTCCCAGAACAGGTTGAGCACGTTGATCTTGCGGATGGCGATGTCACCCAGACCGCCCAGCTGATCCTTGTCCCAGAAAATACCGTAGGCACCGGTGCCCTCCTGCATCTTCTGCCAGCCCGCATCGGAGTATGTCTCCTCAAAGCCTGTCTGTTTGAGCACCACGGGCACCACTTCGCTCAGACGCTGGGCCTCCTCCTTGTCATCCTCCACGCGGGGCAGGATCACAGGCTCCGGGTATGCGTCCATGTAGTCCGCATGCTTGCCGACAATGCAGTTCCACAGCCAGGCCGTGCTACTCTTATCTGTGGATGCACCCTTGGTGCCGCGCTCCAGACGAATCTGCTCCCAGTTGCGCAGCTTCCACCACTGCTGGGCAGCAATGATCTGACTCTCCAGGTGCGCCTTGCCGCCCTTGTACTTGCGCAGAATCTGCATGGCCTTGGTGATCTGCTCCTCTCCAATGCGGTTGACCACCACAGGAGCCGCCACGGGCGCAGGAATGGCTGTTTGGGGCTGTGCCGTGGTCTGCATTGGCATCTGAACAGGTGCAGTCTGCAAGGGCTGTACAGGGGCTTTCTGAGGCTCTTTGGACGTGGTCTGCTGCTGTGTTTCGGGCTTGCGTTTATTCGCCATGGCTGATTCCTCCTTAGTCGCTGGCAAACAGATTCAGAGGGTCCGATCCCCAGGCAGGGTGCGGCTTCCCCTCGGTGATGATGGGGCTGATGGGACGGGACATGCAGAAGTAGCGCCATTCGTCGGCCGCATGGTCTTCGCCCTTGGTATCCAGGTCTTCCGGCCTGTGCTCGTCGTATTGCAGTGAAGGGATGGTGCGGATGAAATCCCTGCAGCTATCCAGCACATACATGCGTGGATAGCCCTCCTCGTCAAATTGCAGCCGGTAATGGCACT